CTTGATATTGTTCACTCTTGCATTACGGAACTTTATGATATTGAATTGAACATTCCGAGAATTAAAAAGGCTTTATCGGATATTGAGCAGATTTAGTATTGCCGATAACGTTTTGCGTATATACGAGGTACGCCTTAACGAAAACTTTAAATTATAAACAAATGCTTGTAGGCGTATCTTGTATATACGCTGTTATGAGCAGTAAATTTTACGAAAATGTGGATAGAAACATCAAATGAAGTGTGCGCTGTTATTTTTGCGAAACACAGAAAGCAATTAAAACCCCATTCATCTTTTACAGATATTACTGGGAACGGTTATCATTTTTCAAGTGGCAAGCCCGAAATTATGACTGAATGGGGGTTTGAGAAGTCGGAAACTCCATTATTGAAAATAGTTCAAACAAAGGAAAATGAAGAGCAAAAAGATTGGGACGTGGAGTTCTTTATTTATTGCTCATAACGTGGCGTTTACGAATAATTAAAATGAATAATAATTAAAACAAAGGATATGAAAAAAGAACTTAACATAATAATTGAAGCCACAGAATCAGAACTGATGGAGCACTACCTACAAGAAGGGTATGACGACATATATTCTTTTCGTGAGTACTTGCGGTTGATGGTTGAGGCGGGGGTGAAAATATTGGAGGAATGAATTTATTTAAGAGAAAAGAGCAGAAGTCGGAGACAGGGCAATGTCTATTGTCTTCCATGAAAACGGATACTATAGTTACAGCCGTTCAGCTTGCGGGCATAGATGTAAGCAAGGATAATATTATTAACATGATAGAAGTTATCAAGCTGCTAGAATCTAGCAACGGAAAGATAAATTTCACAGATTTAGTCCATTTGGGTAACCGCATAAATTCAACAAAAAATGAAAAAAGTAATAATTATTAAAACAATTACAAAAATAATTATTATATTGTGCGCAATATTTTTGTTATTTTGCTCCTGCGGAAAGAAGTCGCAGGATAAACAGAAATCAGCTATGATCATGACGGACCAGTCTGGAAACAGGTATGTCGTGGTGAAAAGTGACTATTACGGAGAAGATTTGTATCATGTATATCCTGTAGATTGGAAAGTAGATAAAGTTGAATATGTTATCAAACGTGACACCATAATGTGGAATATAAATACTACTAGATGAAGAAGAGAAAGTTAACGATAAAGGAAGAGTTATTCTGCCAGAAGTACACGTTCTTCATGAACGGGTCGGTTGCAGCACGTGAAGCGGGTTACGCTGAATCGTCGGCTAGAGTCATGGCTAGCAGGCTTCTAGCACGGAAAGATATCAAGGAGAGAATCAAATATCTTCAAGATAACATCGCCGAAGCTATGGGTTTGTCAAAACAGATGATAATCGAAGAGCACCGTAAAATAGCGTTTTCGTCTATTGCCAATCTTCACAAGAACTGGATAACGCTGAAAGAGTTCGAAGAATTGACTGACGAGCAAAAAGCGTGCATCAAAAGCATTTCAACAAAAGTGTTAAAACAGAACATCGGGACTAGCGACGAACCCAATATCATAGACGTTGAATATGTGAAGGTAGAATTGCACGACAAGCAAAAGTCGCTTGAACTGCTGTCTAAAATGCTAGGCTACGATGAACCCGTCAAGCAAGAGATTAATCATACTGGATTAAACATTAGCTTTGTCAATCATGCCCGAAATCAAGATTGATACAGGATCAATATTTCAAAGGACTAGCAGGGCATTCGCTGAGGGTGCTAAGATAGTGATCCACAAAGGCGGCACGGGATCAGGAAAAACATTTGACATAATGCTTTTCCTGTTTTCGCTTGCCGTTCGGTATGATAATCTGATAATAACTGTAGTTTCAGAATCACGCCCTCACCTAGAGATAGGCGCAATCCGAATTCTTGAATCAGTATGTAAAACAGCAGGTCTGTGGGAAAAAAACAACTGGAACATTTCAAAAGCCATATGGAGATCACCGACAGGAAGCATAATAGAATTTTTTTCAGCAGACAGAATAGGGAAAGCACTAGGAGCACGAAGAACGTGGTTGTATGGAAACGAGGTGAATAACATTGCTCAGGGTGTGTGGGATGAACTAGCAAGACGGTCAGAAAATGTTATTGCCGACTTCAATCCTACAACTCAATTCTGGCTAGAGAATTGGATTTCCTATTACGACGGAGTGAAGATCATCAAGTCTAACTACCTAGATAATCCGTTCCTCCCAGAGACAGAGCGCAATCGTATTGCTAGCAGGGCGAACAAGGATAAGAACTTCAAGAGAATTCACGTGGATGTCGAGTACGGCATAGCAGAAGGTCTGATTTTTTCAAACTGGACGCAATGCGAACAGATGATTGAGGGTGACGGAGTGTTTGGGCTTGACTTCGGATTCAGCAACGACCCGTCGGCTCTTGTTAAGGTAATAGATACACCCGAAGCATTCTATCTGGACGAACAGTTCTATCAAACGGGAATGCTTAACGCTCACATAATATCACGTTTTAAGGCATTAGGGTTAAGGCCCAATTACGATGAGATCATAGCCGATAGTGCAGAACCTAAGTCTATACAAGAAATCAGTCTTTCAGGATTTAATATAAAGCCCGCAGTGAAAGGTCCAGACAGCATTAGAGCGGGTATAAGCGCATTGCAAAGTAAGCCTATTCTAGTAACCAAAAAAAGTATTAATCTTATCAAGGAGTTCAGGCAGTACAGCTGGGCGCTAGACAAGGACGGTAATCCTACCAACAAGCCCATAGATGCTTATAACCACGCCATCGATGCGACACGATACGCAATAAGCCCGAAGTACCGTTTCAAGTTCGCAGTAAAATAGTTACATAAATATTTTGCTGTTATAGATATTTTTTATAACATTGCAACAAATATTTATCAACTATGGGTTTATTCAGAAAGAAAAGCAAGCTGACAAAGTCTCAAGCAATCGATTTGCTTGTTTCTTACCTAGTTGGAAACAGTCCCGTTGTATTCTACAATTACGATTCCGAGGACTTCATAAAAAAGGGGTATTCTTCAAACGCTGAGATTTACTCTATTGTAAAGAAAATCACGGACAAATGTAACGTTTCTACCCCTTACGTATATATCGACAGGGAAGGCGTTAAGTCCAATAAATCGATGGTTGCAGCTACTAGGAAGCAGCGCAATTCTGTTTACGGTGTAGCTAGACATAACATGTCTGTAAGGAAAGCCTTGGATTTTGCTCCTGATGATAGCGATATATCTAAACTTCTTGTAAACCCTAACGAAACGCAGACATGGCGTGAGTTCATCACGCTTTCACGTATATTTTATTTCGTTCAAGGAGAGATGTTCTGGTGGAGGCATGCAGGTAATGACAACTGTGCATTATCGTTGCATATTGCACCCGCCCAGAGAATGCAGCCCATTCTTACCAATAACAAGCTGTCGGGATGGAGGATGAATAAGATCGGAGGCGGAACGAGAGACTTCGATCTTGAGGATGTTTTCCACTTCAAGATGCCTAACCCAAACTATGATGATAATCTTTCGTTCCTGCGTGGAATGTCTCCGCTTCTTGCAGGTCTTAAATACTTGCAACTAAGCGACAAGTCATTAGAGGCTTGGATTAAGAGCATGCAGAACGAGGGAGCGAAAGGTATCGTTTCTCCTAATCATCCAAATCCAGAATTGTGGCTCACACCTGATCAGGTGGCAAAGACAGAGGACAGCGTAAGAACTAAGATAGAGGGCGTGGAGAACAGGAACAAGATAGTTATTTCAGGAATGCCGCTACAGTACACGCAGATAGGATTATCGCCCGACGCTCTCAACATCATTAAGGGTCTAGATCAGGCGGGAGTTAAACTATGTGATCTGTGGGGTGTGCCCGCTGTCTTGTTTGACCCTAACCCGACTTATCAGAATCAGAAGGAAGCAGGCAAACGCTTCGTCTTGGAAGTTGTACTACCCTATCTTAATGCTGAGGAAGATAAGATCAATCAGTGGCTAGTGGCTCCGTTTGCGCAAAGAGACGGAATTAAGTACACTATCGATTACGATCTGTCAGCTTACGACGAGTTGAGGCTCGACCTTGAGGATGCAGAGGCGATGCTCAAGACGCATACTATCAATGAAGTGAGAGTGATGTTGGGCAGCGATGAACTGGAGGAAGATTATGCCAATCAAGTGTTTATTTCTCAGGGCATGGTGCCGTTAAGTGATTATGCTATTGAAAGCACGCAGATATGAATTTAAGAAGGGTAGCACATATAGAATCTAGACTTCAATCGTCGTTTGAAAGACGATACGCAGGAAGAATACTTGCTGCACTGAAGAAGCAGGGCGAAAGCTACCTTTCAAACGGATATATCAGTAACGACATGTATCGTGTAATCGAACAGATGTATGACGATATGATACGCTTCTGGATGCCCAGACAATACAGGCAGCTAGAGCGATCGACGGTAAAAGCAGTTGATTTTTTTCTTCCGAAGTGGTTCCAGTTCATGCAGGAATTGAAGATCACAGAACTTGTCACACGTGTAAAAGGTATTGACGAGACCACTGAAAAGACGCTTCGTGACATAGTTACAGAGGGAGCAACAAAAGGATGGACGCGGGGAATTATTACTGATAAGATTGTGAAAGCAACTTCTGGTAAGATCGGAAATATTCGTTCAAGAACTATATCAAGGACCGAACTTGGTCTGGTGATTAATACTGCTAAGAGCAAGAGCGCAGAGGACTGGAAAGAAGAGACGGGCAGCAAGCTGGGTAAACTTTGGATCCATCGTGGAGCGAAAGATCCCAGAGATTGGCACATGTATCTTGATAATTCAATGGCTATTCCCGAGAATTCGAGATGGCAGGTCACTGACCCGAATACAGGAATAACAGACAACATGATGTATCCGCATGATCCCTCAGCAAGTGCAGGGAATGTTATAAACTGCGGATGTCAAGTAATTTATGTAAGATGGAGAGATAATAATAACTATGGAACAGCTAATTTTTAAAAATCAAAGCGAGATCAAAGACATAAGCGACGAAGGGATTATATCTGGATACGCTAATGTGTATAACGTGAAAGACAGTCAGGGAGATATATCTGACTTCGGGTCCTTCGCTAAAACAGTCACTGAGAGACGCAACAAAATAAGAATATTCAAGAATCATACTCCTGTCTTGGTAGGTGTTCCAACAGAGATGAATATTTCAGATCCTTATGGACTGTACACAGTTATCAAGATGCTGTTAAACACGGACGCAGGAAAAGACACGTATCAGGAGGTTAAGTTTCTTCATGAGAACGGGTTTGAAAGCGGTATGTCTATTGCAGGGTGGGCGACTAAACGGGATGCAACGCAAAAGTCGAGAGTGAAGGAATACAAGTTAAGAGAGATATCTGTATTGACAACGGATGACCCTGCGAACGACTTGTCTCTTATTGATGCCGTTAAGTCTGTCAATTCGCTATCACAACCAACACAGCAGGAGTTCTGGACATTGATAGAAAAAGCGTATAATCAACGTTTTTCAGACCCTATGCTAAAATCATTCGAGGAGTTTTTGACACTTAAGAATAAGCAGCCGGAGGACATCGATCCAACCACTGCCGACATTAAGCCGTCTCCTATTATACTAGATATTTACAACCAAATCAAAAATCTTTAATTTATGACAGAAGAAGAAAAATTAGCTATTGAGAAAGCTAAAAATGAAGCTGCCGAAGCTATCAAAAAACAAGCACAGGAGGCGGCTAAGGCTACTGCGGAAGAACTGACGAAAGCAGTATCGAGCAAAGTAGAAGAAATTGAGAAAAAGTTTTCCGGGCTCTCCACTAAGGAAGAGATTGAAAAAGCACGCACGGAATTCATGAAGGAGGTTGCGGAATTGCAGGCTCAAGTGAAAGAGATCAAGCAATCCGGCGGTGATGTGAAAGAAAAGTCGTTCAATGAACATCTTGCTGATGCTATCGAAAAGTCTACCGATCAGATCAAAGAGTTTGCAAGCAACAAGGGCGGAGCACCTGTCACCATAACCATGAAAGCAGTCGGTGACATGAGTATTGCTGCTAACTTTCCCGGAGCTACTCCGTGGATTCAGCAAGCAATGCCCGGACTGATCTGGAATCCGTATAATCGTGTGTGGCTGGCGGATATTCTTCCTCAGGCTACGTCTACAGCTAACAGCATTATATATCCGAAAGAAAACGGAGGAGAGGGTGCAGTTGGTGCGTGGACTGACAAGACGCAGGACAAACCACAGCTTGATTTTGACTTCACCTCGCAGACAGCATTCTTCAAATGGCTGGCAGGTATCGTTATCATTGATCGTGAGATGCTGGATGACATTGCTTGGCTGACTTCTTATTTGCAGCAAAAAATGTTGATCAGCTTGAAGACCGCTGAAAACAGCTTCGTTCTTAACGGAACATCGGATACAAATCCAGTGACTGGGCTTCTTGCTGCTGCCACTGCTTACGATGGAACGTTTACCAATTTCGGTGAGATGATTATCGACGCTGCATACGGGCAGATTCCTACAAACACTAATGACTTCTACATCCCGACGAATGTCATTCTTCATCCTCGTGATACTGTAGCTATCGGTTTGAACAAGGCTGCCGGGTCTGGTGAATATGATCTTCCTCCCAATTCGATCACGTTCGGAAACGGTAATCTTTCTATTGCAGGGCTGAGCACTGTTCCAACCACTTCGATGACCAGGAACAACTTCTTGGCTATGGACAGGAATGCAACTATGTTTCTTCGCAGGATGAATGCTGAAATCCGCATGTTTGAGGATGCTGCACTTGCTAAGAAAAACAAAGTGATGTTCCGTATTGAGGAAAGAGTTTCAATGGCTATCTTCAATAACGACGCTATCGTTAAGGGAACTTATGTTCCTGCTGTCTAATGTTTAATCAGGGAGCGGGCAACTGCTCCCATAAACTTTAAAATATGGCTAAAATTAAATATAACATAAAACTTTGGGTTGACGATGCAGCAGGATTCGCAGCCGATGAGACGGTATATGCTGAAAACGACTTTCTGTTCACTAGCGATACAGGTGTATTAAAAAAGGGTAACGGAGAGGATGTTTATGCTGATCTGAGTGACATAGCTAGTGTTTCGACATGGGCAGGAATGGCTGACAAACCGACTGTTATTGCTGCCGGTGCAACTGCCGCAGCAGCTTGGGGAGAAATTCAAAGTGGAGCAATAGGAACCACCGCTACCAAAGCCGCAGCTGGAAATCATAATCATGCCGTCGTGGAAGATGTTGATTCCGGTTTAGCTGCCGCAGCAGACATCCAGTCTCTTGCTATAGCATTGTCCACACGAATTAAAGCGTTAGAAACCGCCCCTTAATAAATTGAGATCATGTTGACGTTATTAGAAGTAAAACAATCCCTGATGATTGACTTTCCAGATCAAGACGACTATATTACTAGGCTTCTTAATGCAGCCACAGAAAGAGCGTCTACGATAACTGGGATTCCTACCACTATAGACGTGGTGGATGAACTGGGTAACGTTATAGATACCGTTCAAAACCCGCTTTTCGACACAGACGAGATCAACGGCGCAATATTAGACGATATTGCCGCAATGTATCAGCAGCGAGGGGAATCGGTGTCTGGATCCACGAAGTCAATTCATACATATAGAAGATTATCTGTAAAACCGGCATTCTGATGAAACTAGGAAAGTTCGATCAAAAAATACAAGTTGTAACCGAAGGGCAAGTATCTGACGGAAAAGGAGGGTATATCCCGAATGATGTCGTAAAGCTAGATACCTATGCAGCTATCGAGCAGCTTAAACAATCACGGTCGATAGAGCAAGTTCAAATGAAACTTCCTTCTACTTTCAGAGTTACAATTCATTACAGAAACGGTTATTATCCCACAGTATCAGATATTCTAAAATGGAGGGGTGAGCGTTACAATATAATAACGTCTCCAGTTATTGAGAGCGTAAGGTATGGGAAACAGTTAACGTTTGACGTATGCCAACAATAAGAGGAAGAGTAAAAAACACTACTGCCAGTAATCTGCGGAAGTACAATAACGAGATGTTACGCAAAGTCAGGAACCTAGTTCAGGACAGCATAACAAAGGTTGAGATAATGGCAGTAAGAGACGCTCCTCCATTCGTGAATATTGACAAGCGAATAACAGACGGAGGGATGACAGGACAGGTAGGCGTGATGGGGAGCGATCCGTTGGCTGCTTACTTCGAATTCGGAACGGGTCTGAGTGCTGTTGATATTCTGTCCGGGTACCCGCAATGGGTCAAGGATATTGCATGGGAATTCTATGTTAACGGGAAGGGAACATTGACGGGAAAACCCTATTTGTTCAATAACTTCCTAGTAGTAGAAGAAGAGTTCAAACGTGAATTAAAACAGATCATCGATGAGCAAGTCAACGATAATTAGAACGCTGGTTTTTGAAGCACTTCAAGGATACAAGTATAATAATATTGCTATACCTGTGTTCGATGAAATAGTTAATCCGAACGTGCCTATTCCGTCTGTGAATGGTGCTCAGGAGGTGTACATAGTTCTTCAAGATCAGCAGGAATATTATAATGCTGTTCAGAACGTATGTCATTCCAGAACTAACAACGATCTTACCATAAGAGTAGTAACGAAATGGGGCTTAATAGGTAGTAAGCAATTATGCGAGGATATAAGTAACGAGATACTTGCTTTAATTCGAACTAAGAGAGGAGAGAGCCTGCTGCCTGATAGCAATGTGCAGCGTATAAACTTATCGATGTCAAGAGCGATATCGGAGGTAACGCAAAGTAACTTATCATTTTCATTTATAACAATATTAAATTTTATTTATAATGGCTGAACCTATTTATGAAGAAGGATGGAAAGGAGCACGGATGGCAATTTACAAAGCTGCTGCCTATGTTCCTATTGCTTGTATAACGTCACGAAACGAGACGAACACTACAAACACTTCCCAGAAAACAAACGTGTGTACCGAAGGGAAAACGGTGACCAAAGCTAATTCTATTAGCAGGTCTGTTTCCATAGAGGGTGAAATTGTTGACGCAGGATCTTATGAGGATCTTAAAACTGCTCAAGATTCTTTGGCTGAACAAACGTTCAGGATTTACAAGGGTACAGGGGTAACCACTCCTTTGTATTTCAAAGGAATAATAACTGAACTGTCTGCCGATTGGGATGCTTCAACGGAAGATTCAAACGCTACTTTCTCCATGACTATCGATGTTAACGGAGATTATGAAACAGTTGATCCGAATGCTGCACCTTAATTGATTGATCATGTATAGAACAGAATTGAACGTTAACGGCAAGACGATCCCTGTAAAATTCGGAGCGTATGTAATGAAGCTGATCGCCGATGAAGGTATTAAACTTTCTGAAATATCTGAAAGGCTTCAATCGAACCCCGCTGATTCATTGCCTAAGATTATTTATTATGGAGCAGTGAACGCTTCTCCTGATAGAAAAGGTGAGGACATATCGATCAATGACATATACGACTGGATAGATGAGCAGCCCGGTGGATTATTCGGAAAAACTGTGATGGACGTACTTAATTTATTCACTTCGCAAATGACTGACGGTGTACCTTCGGTGAAGGAGAAAGCGTCAGCAGGTGCAAAAAAAAAATAAGTAACGAGGAAGAAGATTTCAGCCGTAACCACCTCTCCTTCGCACTTGGGGAGCTAGGGTTGCGGCTGTTTGAGTTTTACGACATGCCTTGGTGCGAATACTTGATTAAGTGCTATGCCTGGAGCAGGATGGAAACAGAGAAGTGGAGGAGAGCAAGAATGATCGGGTTCAATGCTAGGATTGGAAGTCACATAGATCCTAAACACCTGCCAAAATCAGAGGAACAGTTTTTGCCGCTTCCTAGCGTAGATCGTCCCGGACGAATGAAAGCGAACAGAGATGTTATCAAGGAAATGAAACTGGAAAGAGAAGAAGTTTTGAAACACATAAAAAACATAGAATGATATGAGTTTTGTTGCACAATTAGAAGTTAATTCATCTGGATTTAGCAGGGGAATAGATCAAGCGGAACAGCAGATCAATCAGCTACAAAAAGCGGTTGAGAAAAACTTAGACAAGATCGGAAGGTCGTTTGATAGCATAGGACGAAAAATGTCTATATTCTCCGCTGCGTTCGGTCTGGCAGCATCGAAATCATTTATGATGGCAGCCGATTTTCAAGATGCGTTAGGTGCCACGGATCAAGTTTTCAAACAGTCGTCCGAGGCAGCTAAGGCATGGGCCGAAAGTCTTCCGTCTCAATTTGGTATTGCAAAAAAAGAGGCATTGGAATATCAGAACCTGATGGGAACGATGCTGAAAAATATCGGAGGGCTGAGCGAGGATATGGCTCAGAAACAAGCATCTTCGTTGATCGAACTAGCTGGAGACCTTACTGCTATGTATGGAGGAAGAGTACAAGACGCAGTAAGAGCATTAACGGGATCATTGAAAGGAAACAATACGATGCTTGACAACTACGGGATGGCTGTCAATGATTCTATCATAAAAAACAGAGCTCTTGAACTTGGATTAATAAAAACAGGTGAAGAGTTAAGTTTGCAAGCTAAACAAGCTGCAACGTTATCACTCATATGGGAGCAGACAGCAGCCGCACAAGGTCAGGCAGCACGTGAGGCAGATGGTGCAAGCGGAACGATGAGAAGTTTTCGAGTTGAAGTGCAAAACCTTGCCACAGAATTCGGAGAAGTGCTGTTGCCTGCAATCACTCCTTTTATCAGCAAAATAAGGGAGGTTGTATCTATGTTGCGAAACTTGTCTCCAGAGATGCAAACGGTGATCATAGGTGTTTCAGGAATTGCAGCAGCTATAGGACCCGCTTTGATTGCTCTTTCAAAACTGATAGCGTTAAGCCAGAGCATCGGTATGCTTAAGATTGCATTTGCAGCATTGACGGGACCTATTGGAATAGCTGTCGCAGCCATTGCAGGAGCAGCAATACTGATAATTAAAAACTGGGATGCGATAAAAGAATACTTCACTTCTGGACCCGGCGCAGAACTGTTTAACTTGCTTAAATCGATCGGGACAGACATAAAAAATGAATTCGTTGGCGCCTGGAACATAATCAAGGATATAACTACCAGAGTGTGGGATGCGATAGGAAGCGATGTTATTCTTGTTGTCAACACGCTAGTAAGAGATATAACCACATCGTTGACTGTAGTCGTACAGACATTCAGGAATGTAGCAACGATTCTAGAGGGTATATTCACGCTTGATCTCAAAATGGCTCTTGAGGGATTAAAAAATCTGTTTGGAGACATATTCAGAGGTATAGCAGACATTGTTATTCGAAACGTGGCTACAATGGCGCAGCACCTTTCAACGTTTTTCAAGTGGATAGGATTGGACAAGTGGTCTAACAGTCTGGGCGAATTCAGCAAAAGTCTATCATCTTCGATGAGCGAAGCAACGGAAGTAACTAAGCAAGCATCTGAGGAGCAGGCGAAAGCAGCAGACAAGGTGAAAGATAAACTAGATGATCTTAATAAGGAACAAAAATTTGTATTCAAGGACGGCAGCGACGTGTACGAACTAGTACGCAGGACTTCCGATGAGATAACCGTATTGACTAATCGCCTAGAGGGATTAAGAAGCGGTACTATTGAAGTTAAAAATGTTCACCAGGAGATAAGCAAAGTAGAGCAGCGAGTAAAGGACTTGAAAGCTGCATTGGACACGCTTACGAATAATCAAGCATTAACGCTCAACTTGTCAGGAGACAGAGTAGCAGAAGCATGGAGAAGTACAAGCATGTTCAAGGATATGAAACCCGTTATCACTCCACAGATAGATGTGTCTTTAGTCAAGGAAGGGATGGGTAAAATAAATGATGAATTAATGGTATTCACGATGGACATGGGTAGTCTGCTTGGTGCAGGGATAACCGACATGATGAACTCCGTAGGTAGAGCGATCAGCGACGGAGGAAGTTTTATAAATTCAATCGGAGCAGCGTTGTTAGGATCTGTAGGAAAAATGGCTCAACAACTTGGTGCTCAAATGATTGCATTCGGAACAGCAGGTATAGCACTTAAGAAACTAATGCTCAATCCCTACTTATCTATTGCTGCCGGTGCAGCTCTTGTCGCATTGGGATCAGCAGCTTCCGCAGTTGCAGGAAGAATAGTAAACAGTGGAGGATCATCGGGTTATTCAGGAGGAACATCTTCTTACACGTCAGTAGGCTCACAGCTTGGAACATCCGATTATAGAGGAATGTATAGAGATGATTGGAGCAAAGAAGTTGTTTTCAAAATCGGAAATAACGAACTGATAGGAGTATTGGAGCAAGCGAATAAACGTAACAATAGATTAGGATAACATTATGATTTATAGACTAATATACTGCAATAAAAACGGCGATTCTGCCAGAATAGATATAATAAAAGGAGCGTTAACGCCCGTAGAAACCATAGAGGGAACAGACAACCCGTTTCTTCTGTCTTATAAGATGGACACTTCCAATAAGTCGGGTTTCTTCATGACTTCTAGCGCAAACATATCAGTTTATGAAAGCGGGACATTCAATATTGATAATCTTAAAACATCTAGCGAAACAGAATTAAAGGTAGAGTACTATATTAACGACGTTTTGTTCTGGTCTGGATTTATCATACCTGATTTTTTCAGTAGAAATATTGGCGTTCCTGCAACTATCGAAATGGTAGCTTCTGACAGGATTGGAACATTGAAAGGAAGTACGTTATCTTCTCTAACGCAGTACGTAACCATGCGTGATATTGCAGTAGCATGCCTAGCGAAGACAGGTTTATCACTTCCACTCTTGACAATGGCAGACTTCGGCAATAACGGTCAAACTAATGCTTTTTTCAAGTCTCTTGGATTGTCAGGCAGATTGTCGGATACGAAGGGAAGGAATATATCATGTTACGATATTCTTCGTTCAATCCTAGTCGCTTGTGATGGGAAACTGTCACAGCAGGATGGAGCGTGGTATATAGTTAATAAGTTTCAGCACGAAACGGGTAGCGGTAACCTGTTTAGCAGCTTGACAGCTTCAACACCTTATGTAGAGCAATCGGTCCCGTTTTCAGAGGTAGATACAGGAGCAAGAAGAACGATTATTCCTGTTGCCGCCACCACAGGAGTGTATCACGAGCATGGTGGAAATAGGCCCAGACCTGTTAATTATGATTTCACTCAGATGTTAAGCGGTTGGTCGACTGTAGGTGGATTCAATGCAGTTATAGGAGATAAATTAATAAAAGAATTTACGGCAGGTGGTTCAGGTGGTGCAATAATATCTATAGTCCCAGATAATAACGTTACGATAAAGCCTTATTTGATTAATAATAATGAATATATAAGGAATATAAATCCAAAATATATCGAGTCGGCTAATATAGATATTCCTTATACTGGTTATGGAGTTATAAATATAAATGTAGATGTAAATGCCACGGGGCCTGCCATTGCTCACCCGTCTAGACCTTCTGCATTTATGAGAATAGCAGTTGTGGCAATAAAAGGAACAACTGTCAAAACTCTTGATCATGGAGGAGCATTTATAAACATGCCCTCCGAAAATCCTCCTGTGTTTGCAAAAGAATTTGAAAGAGGAACAGATTTCACAAACATAAGAGCAGTAACATCTGGTATGATCGTTAATGGCAAATTAGAGATACCAGAAGGAGACAGTTTTTCAAACTGGAAAATAAAAGTAAGAGTTTACGGTAGCGGTGGAGGATACGATGTTGCATTTAACTCAACAATAGTGAAGTTAAGTCTAGGTGCCACAGATTCGCCAAAAGGGAACATATATAAGAGAAATCAAGGTGCTAACTTTACAAGCGAATATCCTATAGATACAACGATATTCGGGGATTATATAACAAATGGGTTAAACGGCTACTTTTACAACTATTCAATCGATGATACCAGTTCGCTGTTTTCTGAGCCTGATGTTCTAATTCAACCTAAATGGACTGCTCATGCTGATGCGGATGAGTTACCTCTATTGCAGCATGTAGCGAGGCAGCGATCACGCATGTTTTCAATTGCTCATGATCTTATAAATGCTAGTATAGATGTAGAAGCATTCAAGCCTCTAAGCATTTTTGTTGATTGCAATTCTAAACGCTATTGTGTTGTATCTGCTAATTTCGATTTTTTGAGGTCGAAAGTAGAGGTAGAAATAGAACAAATATCTTATGCTTCGCTTGAAGTAAGAGAATTCATATATAGCTACTTCGGAGATTCTGATACAGGAATATCGTCTGTAGGCGGTATATCTGGAGGAAGCACGGGTACGGGCACAGGTGGCGGAATGACTGCTGAACAGATAGAGATACTTAATAATCTATCATCGTGGTGGAAGCTAGATTCTAGCGACATATTGTATTCAGACAAAAATGTAAGAGCTCCATCATTCATCGGAGCATTGAATGGAAACGCTGATACAGCCACAAAACTGCAAACTGCACGAACAATAGCTGGCGTTAGTTTTGACGGAACAGCGAACATAGCTATTCCTTTCGCTAACTTATCAAGCAAGCCCACTACATT